CGAACTCGTAGAACCCGCTGGTGTGCATGAAGTACAACTTGCCGTCCAACTCAGCGACAGCCTTGCCCCCAACACATCCGATGCGGTTCGACAGCATCCGCCAGCGCCAGAGGTAATTAGGCCCGACGTACTCGCCGACAAAAAGCGCGTTATCCTTGAATGCTACGAAACCATCGCGGAATTCAATCAGCGCGGTAATCGGACCCGGCGCTTCCAGCAACCGGACGTTGCCCGCCTCCGTCGCAATGCTTGGCGTGAAACTGGCGTAGTTATAAAGCGCGCTCCACCAAACTTGATCTGCGCTCGTGTCCGTGTTCGCCAGCATGACAAACCCGTTATTGCTCGCGCAATGCGCAGCCTTCGGACTCCCGCCGCCAAGAGGCGTAAATCCTGCCCCCGTACTAACCTGCGTAGCATTGGCCGAAGAACACGCCACAATCGCGTTTCCCTGCGCGCACATTGCCCAATCGGTCGCGGTAGTAAGACCGGTCGCCCTATTCGTCCGCGTACCGCCGCTGGTGTATTCGTCCAGATTGGTCGCGCGGTTGACCAGATAACGGACGCTGCCGTCCACTTGCCGGAACATATAGGCGCTTACAACGTCCGTTCCGGTCATCGCGCCAAAGTTGGTATACGTTGCCGCTCCAACGCTCCCGTAACTACCCAACTGCATCGGCGCATAGTTGGCAATGGTGGATAGAGCGCCGGGCGCAACGGACCACGCATTGTCTATGTCGGGCGCGAAGTAAACCGGGACAATCTGACTCATGCGGCCCTAACCGTCATGCCGTTCCCGCCCCATTGCATCCGCGCTGCCTGCGTCTTCAACTGGCCCAGCGCAGCCGCATAGGCAGACGCCCACATCTGCACCCGCGAGTCGTCTTGAATGTAGCCAGCGGCCTCCATCAGCGCCCCGTACAGGTACAGGTCAGGATGGGCGAGAAGTAGCCAGTTGGACTCGCCGGCGCCCGTGCTGCAAGTTGCCGGGGCTTTGTAGTACGTCAGCGTTGCGGTGTAGGTCGCATCGGGAATCGGCGCAAAGCGGAAATTGGTACCGACCACGCTAAAGTACAGCGGATAGCTAGACCCCGTGCTGTACGACGACACTTGATTGTCGTCCGGCATGTACAGGATCGGGCGCCGGGGCGTCGTGTTCAGCATGAACGCCTTGGCCTCAAGAAAGCCCGTAGGCACCGCGACATACTCGCCCGTGATACTGAACGCCGCATCCTTGGTAATCATCTCCGGCGTCCGCAACTCGCGGAACAGCTTGGCCTCTGCCAGTTGCACGAACTCAGGGATGCGCGAGGCAAGGTCGGCGCGGGCCAGCCAATTTGTCACTGCTGTCGCTAGCGTTGCGCCGGTCGTGATTGCCATTCGCTATCCCTAGAGTGGAGCGGTCGCCCGCTTATACGTTTCGTACCATTCGACGGCGCCCGGTGCGTTGCTGTATTGCTTAAAGCACGGGGTTCCTATCGTGTAATGCAGCAGGCTGTCATCAGGCTGTATCTCCTGCTCCATCGTTAGCCGATTCCATCCCTCGGGCAGCGACCCGATTTGCTCGTCTGATAGCCAACCGAAGCGATGCAAGTGCGATCCGGTCGCGGTCTGCACATACTCCGGTGTTAGTAGCCGATGGGGCCGAAACCCGCAATTCCACAGCACCACGCTGCTCCAATTCTTGCGCGGATAATCCTCGTTTTTGTTCCCGAGATACTTCACCGGAAACTTGGTCTTGTAGTCGTGCTTGACCACTTGGACACCCTGGTCCATGCGCTGCAAAGCGAACAGCTCCGCAATGTCCGCACGCACGATCATGTCCCCGTCTAGAAACAGGGCGGAACCGCTGTAGCCACATAGATACGGCACCAGAAAACGGGCGTAGATAAAGTCATTCGACCCGTCCCTACGCTCCCCGCAGACGGGGTGAAACTCCAGATGCGTCTTGCTGCTCGCGTGGTCAAGGATCGACTGAACGCAGGTGTGGTACGCGACTGCCTCGCGCGGGTCGTAACCGACAAATATCCTCATCCGGTTACGATCCTCGACTCCGGCATCGGCTTGACGCCGACGATCCGCATATCCCGAATCGGATGATGGAATTGCACCTGCTCCGGTCGCAAATCAACAAGACCAGAATTAGCCATCAGCTTCATCAACTGCATTTGCGAATAGCACCAGTGGTGCGTCATCAATTCGTCTTTGTAGCGTGGGTCGCCATAGAGCGCCCAATACGTCATGGCCGGAGGGATTTGCGGTACATCCCACAATTTCATCACCTTATCCAGACATGGGCACTCAATCGCCAACTGCCCGCCAGGCTTTATGACTCGCACCCACTCGCGCACAGCATCTTCGGCGTGCCACGGATAGAAGTGTTCGATTACATGGATCGCGCGGGCTTCGTCCGCGTAGTCGTCGGGGAACGGCAAAGCGCGTAGATCAGCCGTTACATCAGGCTTAATCTCCACCCGCTGCTGATGCTCCAGCTTGTGCAGCGTTTTGCGCTCAAACGTCCCAAAATCGACGCTAATCCAGCCAGCCTGCTTCTTGTCGCCAGCCCCTAGGTCGAGGCGAATACGTCCGTCCACTGGTCTGCTATCCGCTTCGGGTCGAACCTCTCCCGCGTGTACTTCTGCCCCGCCGTTATTTGGCTGCACACTTCCTCACGATTGTTGAGCGCCCACTGGATACCTTCGGCCACATCGCCAATCCAGATGTACGACGCAAGCTCGCGCCAGCTATCGGCGCAGTCCTCTGGTGCCACCACGTACCTACCAGCCCGCAAAGCCTTCACCACGCGATTAGCCGACGCGCCTGGGTTGTTTCCGGTCATCAGCACAACCGCAGCGCCATTGAGACAATTAGCCTCGTTCTCTAGCGACCACGGGACACTCGCCTGCGCGATGTTGCTGCACACGACTAGCGCCGCGTTCAATCGCTCCAGCGTGTCCAAATGCGGCAGCAGGCTATGAAGATTTGCAGAATGACCAAACCACAGAACACCGTCACCGACACACGCCGGGGGCGCTTCGTCCGTTTCGTACGGGTCATCTATGACCGTCGCATCCCTGCCGGTGTGCTCATGCACAACAGCTGCCATGCGCTCACTTGCGACCGTAATCCGGTCGGCAATGGAACACATCGCGTGGTAATCCGCCGCCCACTTGCCCTTAAAGTGGTCGTTTACAACGTCATAGACGATGCCGCCCTTGAGCGATTCCGCCAGCCGTGGATTCCCCTGTTTGAAAAAAAACGTAGGTTTCCCCGTGGTGCCAATGACGTACTCGCAGCCCAAATGTTTGGACGGGACCGCCACCCGCAATCTGTAGCTAGCCAATTCCGGCGCAACCGCCACGCAATAGCCAACTTTCACTTCCGAGCCTCGACCAGCCGGCCCACGCAATCGCGCCAGGACTCGCCCGTCTTTTTGCGCCACATCTTCGTGGTCGGCGGATACCACAGCAATTCCGGCGGGCCGTACCGCCAACCGCTGCCACGATGCGTCAGAACGGTCGTAGGAACGCCCAGGGCCGACGCTAGGTGCAGGGCGCTGGTGTGGACACCCACAACCTCGCTGCAGGCCGCTATGAGGCCGGCTAGCAGGTCCATATCCGGCCCCTGCGTCACCCACGGATACCGCTTGATCCTGACCCCGTGAGCCCGCTCAAACTCGGCCACTTCCGCCGCATCATCCTTGTATTGCAGGCTCACAAACTCCGCTTCCCCGCGCCGTACCAGAGGCAGGAACGCCCCTAACCCAGCCGTCCGCAGCGTTTCCCCCGTCCGGGGCAGGCCGCCAGACCACGCGAGGCCAATCGTCCGCTGCCCGCCGAACAGGTCGCGGAACATGGACACGTATTCCTGATTCGGGACCAGAAACGGGGTGCGGGGGAAGTCCGCATCCTTGTGCCTAAACAGTTCCGACAGCCCGAACAGGCTTTTGTGATGCGTCGGCATCACCGGCACCCGCACCTGACTCTCGCGCCGGGTCGGGCTAACGATCACATTCGGAAAGGACCGCGCAAACAGCGCCGCTAGCCGATGGTCACAGTCAAAAATGAATTTGTTGCAGGCCATCGCAGCGTCAGGCACCACGCTCGCGGCCATAATCTCGTCGCCTAAGCCCTGCTCACCCGTCACGATGACGACCGCCTCGGGTTCGCCCTGCCATTCCTTCGTC